AAATTTGGAGATAAAATATATGATAAGGGTATTGTTGTAAGACATTTAAACGGAATAAGGAATGATGATTCTTGGGATAATATTGAAATAGGGACACAAAGTGAAAATATGATGGATTGTCCTAAAGAAGATAGAGTTGCAAGAGCTATTAATGCGTCAAGAAAAATAGTTAAATATAATGTTAAAGAAATTAGAGATTACTATAACAAAGTAAAATCTTATAGGAAAACAATGAAGAAATTTAATATATCAAGTTCTGGAACATTATGGTATATTTTACATAGACCTAATATATATAAATTAAATAAATGAAATCATTTCTTATTAAAGAGGATTTAATTGATTATACAAAAGAATTGATAGCAAATAACAATTTTGGCAATAGAGGGTTTTTTGATGGAAGTACAAGAAACCAATTTATAGGAATACTAGGAGAAAATTGTATAAGAGATTATTTAGGTGTATCTTTATTAACTGCAGATGGTTTTGATGGTGGGTATGATATTGAATGGAATGATTATAAACTTGATGTAAAAACTATGGAAAGAAAAGTAGAACCAAGAGAAGATTTTGTCAATAATGTTTTTGATGTACAAATGAAATTTCAATCTGATGGTTTTGTCTTTTGTTCTATAAACACTAAAACAAAAAACATAACTATTTGTGGTTGGACGACTAAAAGTAATTTAAAAGAGAAAGGTAATTTTTATCCTGTTGGAACTAAAAGGTATAGAACAGATGGTTCTTATTTTACTTTGTTGGCTGATACTTGGGAAATAGAAAATAGATATTTACAAAATTGGATGCAATAATATTAGACTTAATTATGGATAACACAATAACATTATTAGACGGTAAGTTATGGAATAAGAAAGAAATTATATCCAGAATGTATGACGATGAATTTTACTATGGATATTTAGGTAAGAACGCTTTATCATCATCATCAGCTAAAAAACTATTAGACTCTCCTAAAAAATATAAGAAGTCATTAACAGAAGATAACAGCAATGTAGCAGCATTGAGAGATGGTAGATTCTTTCATGTTTTAGCATTAGAACCAGATAAGATAGATGAGAACTATATGTTTATTGATTCATCTACAAGAAGCACAAATAAATTTAAAGAGTTTGCTGCAGAGAATCCTGGTAAAGAAATAATGCTACAAAAAGAGTATAGTCAATTTAAACTACTCTTAAACACATTATACAAGAATACAGAAGCAAGTGAATTACTACGAGGAGGAAGCCCAGAAGTTCCTATGATTGGTGAACTTTTCGGTTTTCCTTTTCGAGGTAAAGCTGATTATTTAAAAGACAATCACGTTATAGATTTAAAGACGACATCTAAATTAGATGGTTGGTTGTGGACAGCTAAAAATGTTTGGCACTACGATATGCAATGTTATATATATTCAAAACTGTTTAACGTACAAGAGTTTACTTTTTTAGTAATAGAAAAGGGAACTGGTGAGATAGGTATATATGATTGTAGTCCTGAAACAATGGAAAAAGCTGGTCGTAAATTACAAAGGGTTTGTAAAGATTACGAAGAATATTTTATAAGAAAAACAAAAGACCTGGATGAGTTTGTTAGAAGAGGTACTCTCTAATGATTATGAATATAAAATAGAATATGCATACTACTTGGCTCTACTTGATATTTTAATGGGTGTTCCATTAGAAGAAGTAAAACAAGACATTGATTTATATGAACATAATGAAATGTATGAGTTTTGTGCAGGAATTAAAAAAGCTATAGAGTTTGCAAAAGACAAAAAGTATAGCGAAATACAAAAAGAAATATTAAACTTAAAAGATAAATATGAATAAAATTACATTACAAGGAATATTAGCAATGGTAACAAGAAGGAGTGAATTAAACTTAACAAAGAGTTCTCGTATGAAAGAATATGTTTATGCAAGAGCTGTTTATTTTAAGTTGTCTAGAGAGTTCACAAACTTCTCATTTAAAGAAATAGGTCATTTAGTTGATAAGGACCACGCATCTGTTATGCATGGAATGAAGGTATTTGAAATGCTTGAGTTTCATAAAGACCCAACAATGAATATCTACAATGAATGTAAATCAATATTAACTTCTGTTAAAGAAAATTTAGATATTGATATACAAGCAGGTTTATATGAAGATGAAGAGGTTGAGTACTGGCAAACAAGATATGAGAACATGAGGGATTTATATGTAAACGCAGTGGAAAGATTAGCAAAATATGAAAAGGAAGAAGTCACCACAGCAGATTGATGAGTATAACAAAAAATGGAAACTTGGTAAATATAATACAGGTTGCAATCAAAGCCATGCTAGGTGGTGTATTGACAATGGTTATAGGATTTATAGGGAGTCTGTTGGGGATTGTAGTCCTGTTTGTACACAATTTAAGATTGCTGTTGAAAAAGATGGGATTAAGAAAATCGGAACCAAAATATACAATAAGAAAGAGATAAGTGATGCAGTTTGGTCTGCAATCAGTTATATATATAATAAGTATGGGAAGGAAACCAAAACAATATAAATATGTCAAAGAAAATGATGGACGAAGAAACAATGGACGAAAACCAGGCGTTAGAAACGTGCCTGTTGTACGACCCACATCTTCTGCTGCTATTAACGATGCCAAGCGAAACAGAGTCGGAATCTACGCTCTTAACGCAATGGCAAAAGTATTTGGAAGCGAAGAAGAAGCCTGGGAATCATTAGCAGAACAAGCTAAACAATCGTTTCCTCATCTTAAATTACTTTTTGAATACAAGTATGGTAAGCCACTTGATACTCCTGAAGAGAAACAACAGAAAGTTAATATCAATATTAAGAATCTGTTTACAGGAAGTCAAGAAGATGACAAGACCATAGAACTAGACAATGAAGAAACCAGTACTGAATAAAAAATACAATGCACTTGGTAATGACACCAGGTACTTTGTAATGACAGGAGGTAGAGGAAGTGGTAAGTCATTCGCTATAACCACCTTTTTAGCCTTTCTAACGTTCGAACAGGGTCATAAGATACTATTCACTAGGTACACTATGATAAGTGCCGCTAACTCAATTATTCCAGAGTTCTTGGAAAAGTTAGAACTGTATGGTATTATGGAACATTTTCGTATTACTAAAGATGAAATCTTAAACACAAGTACTGGAAGCTCAATACTATTTAAAGGTATTAGAACTTCAGCAGGAAATCAAACTGCTGCATTAAAGTCGATTAGTGGGATTACTACTTGGGTACTTGATGAAGCAGAAGAATTAATTAAGGAAGAAGACTTTGATAAGATAGACCAATCAGTTCGTTCTAAAGCCAAACCTAATAGGGTTATAATGGTATTGAATCCAGCTACAAAAGAGCATTGGTTATATCAAAGATTCTTTGCAGGTAAAGGTGTGAACGCAGGACATAATGGAATGAAAGATAATGTTACTTATGTTCATACTACATTCAAAGATAACATAGATAATTTATCAGAATCATTTCTACTTCAACTTGATGACATAAGACGCAGAAGACCAGACAGATACAATCACCAAATACTTGGTGGATGGTTAGATAAAGCAGAAGGAGTTGTGTTTAGTAATTGGAAAGTAGGACCATTTAATGATAGTGCTGATTATATATTTGGTCAAGACTTTGGTTTTTCTGTTGACCCTACCACATTAATTAAAGTAGCTGTAGATAGAGATAGAAGAACCATGTGGATTAAAACTATGTTTACAAAACCAGGACTATCCACAAAAGATATAGGAGAAATGAATAGACGTTATGCAGGAGAAGATTTAATTATATGTGATAATGCAGAACCAAGACTTATCTCGGAACTGCAAGAGTATTGTAATCTAAAGCCGACCATTAAACGCAGTGGGTCTATACTAACTGGAATTGCTCTTGTGCAAGACTACGACCTTGTAATCGATTCTGATAGTACAGAGCTAATAAAAGAGCTGAACAATTATGTTTGGCACGAGAGGAATCAAAAACCAATTGACCGCTGGAATCACCAACTTGACGCACTTCGATACGCTTCACAATATTTCCTTGCCAACGCAAGTAAAGGCGTTTATGTGATTCGATAATCATTAAACATAGTGGGGTTTTAAGTTATA